CTTATGATGCTGATAACTGCGGTTGCCCATCTGCTTGATTTCCACCTTCAACTGCCGACCGGCGGCATAATCCCGCAACAATTCCGCATCGTATGCCGTCGCCGGTGCAAGCGTTCCCGCCGGCGTTTTCACCACCGCAACATTTACCGCCATTTCAAATCCTTTCCCGGTCTAATTAGTCAGTGTGCATTGCTCGCCTTTAGCGGCTTTTCTGATTGCGCTCATCTAAAACTCCCAGCCAGCTTAACAAACTCACCCAATCCAACCAGCAAGAAAAAAATGCCAAGCGCGAAAAAATCCCAATGCGTCATTCTAAAAATGACTTTCCCCTTATCCACAAACTCCAACTCTTCGGGGAATTTTTGTTTGCCGATTAGAAAAGACACTCGGACAAAACAAAAAGAAAAGTAAAAACATATAAATATGTACCAAATTAAGATTGCTTCTTTCATTTCTTTTTCCTTTTTCTTTTGGCGCGGTTTTTCAGTACCACATCCACCCTAAAAGACCTCAAACGACCAACCACCGCCATCCTTTTTAGGCTTTACCTTAACGGCAACAAAGCGGAATGGATAAGAGTCGGCTGCCACCTTAATTTTTACGCGGGCATCATCCTGCCAAAAACCCTTTACCTCGTGCATTTCCATAGTGCCGTTTGCAGTCATGACGGCAAAATCAGGGGTATAAAAAGTTTTATCCGCAAGTCGAAGCTTGACACCCTCGAACCGATACCAAAGGATTACCCCTTGCTGCTTCTGTTGTTCAAGATATTCAGCGTATGCCGCTTCTGTCTTGTTCATTTCGCCAGTTTTCAGACGACCTAACGCATACATTGCGCCCTTTGATTTTTTATTCATCACAACCCCAATTCTTCGCAAACTCGTTTGTCTGCCCCAGTGTTCCAAAACTCAGGGCTTAAAAGCGGGAATGCCTGATTTGCCATTCGTGCCGCTTCGCGCATCAAGATGCTCACATCCGGAGCAGCCCTTTCTCGCATCTCTTGGCGTTTTTGTTTCAGTGCCTCTTTGTTATTCTCGCGGTAATACTTAGCCTCAATGCTGACGCACACCTTGCATTTGGACTTAAGCGTACTGTTGCCATAGGCATCCAAGCCGCTTTTGTGATACTCGCTCAACGGCTTTTCTTCGCCGCACCTGATGCATTTTTTAGTCGTCATCGCGGTCAATCCTCCGACCAAATTCATCCAGCGGCGGACGGGACGCTGCGTGAATCACCACACCAAGCACCGCGCCAAAAACCATTGCAAGACCAAAATAATTAATCCATTCCATTTTCACTTTCCTTTCGTTCGCCATTTTTCAAATTCACTTCTACGCTTCGCCATCGTTGCCGCCGGTGCGGCTTCAAATCCGCTACCACCCGACCAAAAATCTTTCAGATGGCAACCATGCCCGCCGTGGTAATACGTCGCCCTTTCTTCAGCATTTCGCGCCTTGCTGCATTTCGCAAAGCCGCGCATGGTACTTCCTGATTCGGCTTTGAAATCTGAGTAGATACAGTGGTAACAGGTTTGCTTAGTTGTAATACTCATACTCTCCAAACCTTTGATATTGCCCCTCCCACGTCAAATCAAGTACACCACGCTCACCGTCTCGATTCTTCGCAATAATTAATTCCGCCGTTCCTTGCGGTGCTTCGGAATCGTAGTAGCCCTCACGGTATGGCATCAGTACCAAGTTTGCGTTTTGTTCAATACCGCCACTTCCTCGGAGGTCTGCAAGGCTTGGCCGTTTGTCTGCCTGCTTTTCTGTCGCTCGGTTAAGCTGTGCAACAAGCAAGACGTGAATTTGCAGTTCCATCGCCAGGCGTTTCAGCCGTGCTGTAATATCATCAAGTTCAGCAACCTCATTCACGCCTTTACGCGGCATCAGGTGCAGATGGTCTACAACAAGCAGGTCAAGCCCTGATTTGCGCTTCTCTAGTCGGCATCGCGCGGCGATTGCATCAATTCCGACCATCTCAGTATCAATCACAAACTTCCAATTTCTCGCCTTGTTGATATACAGGGCAAAATTGTCTGTTTCCGTTTGTGTCATGCGGTATTTCTTCAGCCTGCCGTAATCAATCGCATATTCAGCAGATGCTCCGCGTTGGGTTAGTTCCACGCCTGACATCTCGTAGCTTTGGAAGCGCACTGACAGGCCGTTTTTCGCGCAGTGCCGAGCAATGTTTTCAGCAAGAACCGATTTACCCATGCCCGGCCTTGCGCCGATCACTGTCAGATTTCCGCGTTGCAGGCCGCCTGTTGCCTCGTCCAAATTACTGAAGCCAGTCGAGAAACCAAGCATTCCGTCCGTTTCGGAAATTCGCTCCCAGTGATGCAGTGTTGCCCTTATCGCATCTTCGTAGCTCATTTCCTCGCTTCTACCTGCCGCCGTGCCGCTGATTTTGTCTAACAGGGCAACCGCCTCAGCCTGTCTATCGGCGATTGAGCGGCCATCTCGTTCTGTCGCCAGTCTTTCGATTTGTTCAGCAGCGAATCGCAATTCACGCTCTGCCGCACTTTCTGACACCAGCCGCGCATATCGGCCAACATTCGCCGCCGATGGCGTGTTTTGGTGCAGGTCAATCAGGTAGGCAAGGCCGCCTGTTTCTTCGCTCAATCCACGCTTTCCAAGTTCAGCATCAAGCGTAATCACATCTACCGGTAGGCCGTCTGAAATCATCGACATGGCGGTTTTGAAAATCAGGCCGTTCTTTTCGCTGAAAAAATTATTTGGCGTTAAGTCTGTCAGCAAGTTTGCCGAGTCGTTGTCGATCAGGATCGCCCCCAATACTGACTGCTCTGCCTCCAGGCTTGCTAAGATTTCAAATTGCTCAGTCATTTTCAAAATTTCCCCAATGGTCGAAGCCCTGATGATTTTTTAACTACCGGCATACCGTCAGCAGTTCGCACATCCAAGCGTTTATGTGCAGGGTCTTGTCTTACCGCGCCCAATTCGCCTCTTGCCTTTAAGCGTGTCAGCGATTGAAAAAACTTGTGTTCCCACATCGCCTGCGTTTGCATATCGCCTCTTGCTCCCCAATAGCCTGTAAACTCAATCAGCGCGTCTTTGATTCGTTTGTCTTCAAGGTTTGGGATTTGTGAGCGGCGAAGTTTTGCGTTAAACGCTTTTTTGTCTTCAGGCTCCCAGTCGTCAGTAATCGCAAAATCGCCGATGTTGATGTTGATGGGTTTCGCACTCTCTGACGCTTCGGAAACATCGTCCCCTACATCTCCGTCTTTACTATCTTTCAGTACTTGTTGAATATCAGTATTTACTAGTGTCGGCTCAGCCTGATTAGGCTTACCCTGATTAGGCTTACCCTGATTAGGCTTACCCTGATTAGGCTTACCCTGATTAGGGCTTTGAATCGGCTCGTCATAAACCGTGTAATCCGTTGAACCATCACTGTTTTTTCTTACTGAAATAAAGCCTTTCTCTTTTAGCTCGTTGATGATGTTGTAAATACCCTCTCTGCCTGTTGGCTTCTTCGTGTCTTTGGTTACATTCACAAGCTCTGGACCATAACTTGCCAGTTATCAGGTTTTGTCAGCAGGTATCCAAGTAATCCCATTGCTTGCCAGCTCAGTTGATTTTTGTCATAAACCTTGTTGCTGACGATTGTGTAATTGTGTTCACGCTTCGTCCGAATAATTGCCATCATCAACCCCTTTCACTTCTTCAACCCACTTATCCAATGCTTCCTGCGCCTTGCTCACGTCTTCGGCTTGCATATAAGCCAACACCAGCAATCGGGCTTCGTGTATTCTTTGTTCTCGGTTCATGGTTCGATTCCTGACCTGGCGATTGAGTAATGCGCGACCGGATTTTTACAGTTGCCGACCTTGTAACGCGGTTTGTTAAATTCAAATCCACGGCTTTCCAAATCCGTGATTCGTGCGGCAAGCTGGGTAATATCCAGCTTTGCGTAAGCTTCCAAAGATGTGATGTGTCCGTTTACGCGGATATACTCGACAATCTTCTTGCATTGCGTTTGCTTTTCGTTCATAATTACCTTCTTCTTACCTTAATATCCTTTCGTCTTACCTGAATCGTTTCCTCGCAATTCAGGGGAATTGCCCCCCCCCCCCGGGGGGCTCTTTTTTTTTTTTTTTTTTTTTTTTTT